TGGCTAAAGAGTTTCAGACCCGCTACAGGGGTTTAAAGACCACAGGAGCGCCGATTGACGCACCGCAGGTACTTACGGGTATCACAGACCAACAAAACGCTCTAGCGGGCGTTAATTTCAAATCTAAGCCAATCCTGATAGGACACCGAAATGACACCATCCGCACGCTCGATAGCACACATGAAGTCGCTCGGTTATCAGGTAGCTAATTGCGACCATTACAACTACTTCACCAAGCGTAGGCATGATCTGTACGGATGTATCGACCTGCTCTGCATTGGCAACGGAGAGACGGTAGCTGTGCAGGTTACAAGCAAGTCCAATATGTCTAGCAGGATTAAGAAGATTGAGGCAGCAGAGGCTTTCCCTGAGATGCTGCGGTCAGGTTGGCGTGTGCTTGTGCATGGTTGGTGGAAGAACGCAAAAGGACGGTACGAACTAAAGGAATTTGAATTCTAAGTCTATTAGGGAAAGTCCCTATATACGCACAAAAGCCACAGATTTACAGTTACATCACCTTAACCAAGGAGCTACAAATGAAAACAATATCTACATACGATGCTGCACTCTACGCAATTGCTGCTTTTGCCTTTGGCGCTTTGTTTGTGTTGGAGCTGCTATGAACCTCGAAACCAATGTCCGCATTATGCAAGCGTTCTCAGACGGTAAGTACCCGATCCGTGACGCAGAATTCTGGGCTGAACACATGAGCGATAAGCACTTTGTTATGGACTTGCTCAAGACCATCTCCGAGGCTTACTACAGTCCTGATCCAGCAATTGGTGAGATGTTAGACAAAATCGAAGCACGAATCTATCAGGTGGCAAAATGAGCACACTCGTTTACACAAAACTAATGGAAGCTAGGTTAACCCTGCAAAACATGACTCTTACAAAGTCCGGTCATAACAAGTTTGCGGGTTACAAATACTTTGAGCTTGGTGACTTTATCCCTGCAATCCAAAAGATATTTGCAAACCTTGGCTTGTGTGGCGTTATCAGCTACACGCAAGACATGGCTACGCTAACTATTATGGACATGGAAGATAATAGCAAAATTGAGATAACTAGCCCTATGTCTACCGCTGCACTCAAGGGTTGCCATGAGGTGCAAAACCTAGGGGCTGTACAAACCTATATCCGCAGATACCTATGGGTTACGGCTATGGAGATTGTGGAGCACGATGCCATTGATAGCTCGCCTGGTGCAGACGTAGAGGTAGCCGTTAAAGCCATCCAATCCGCTACGGACTTAGATTCACTCAAGGCTCACTTTTCAAGCGCTGTAAAGCTGTTTAAAGGCGATACAGAGGCATTTGCAAAGGTCAATGCAGCTAAAGATGCACGCAAAGCTGAACTCTTAGCAAAGGACGCAGCATGATACAGCAAGGCACACCGGAATGGCTTGCCTTGCGTGTCGGCAAGGTAACAGCCTCCAAAGCAGCGGATGTAATGTCATCCATTACAACGGCAGGGTACAGGAATTACCTTGCTGACTTGGTTGTAGAGCGACTTACAGGTAACAAAACCGAGTCGTTTACCAATGCTGCTATGCAATGGGGAGTTGACCAAGAGCCGTTAGCTCGGGCTGAGTACGAGGTCAAGACGGGTAACTTTGTAGACCAAATAGCCTTTGTAGACCATCCTACTATTGTTAACTTTGGGTGCTCACCGGACGGGTTGGTGGGGGATGATGGCCTGATTGAGATCAAGTGTCCCAACACGGCTACGCATATAGATTATGTTATGCAGGACAAAGTACCCACAAAGTACATCCCGCAGATTCAATGCCAACTAGCAGTTACAGGTCGGAAATGGTGTGATTTCGTAAGTTTTGACCCAAGACTGCCTGATGGTTTACAAATGCTGATTGTCCGTGTTAACAGGGACGATGAGTATATCGAGAAGTTGCAAGACCGAGTAGTTAAGTTTTTAGACGAAGTAAATAGCGCCGTTAACGGCTTAAAGGAAAAAATGAAATGAGTATCGCTTACGAAGTAATGGCATCTACAGGAAGCTACACAGACAAAAATGGTGCTGAGAAGCGCCGTTGGCTAAAGTGTGGGATTGTTATGAACACCAAGACAGGCGGTCTAGCACTCAAGCTAGAGGCTATCCCTGTAGGGTCAGACGGTTGGTTTAGCTTGTTTGAACCTAAAGCTAAGGACGAGCAGCCACGGCAGCGTGCTGCAAACATTGCAGATGAACCAGATGACGCACCGTTTTAAGGAGTAGACCATGAGCCATTGGCTAATCGCAGCGACCGGAGTTGCCTACCTATGGGTAAGTATTGAGCAATTCCACAAGGGCAATATGAGTACCGGAATGGTTTGGGCAGGTTATGCGTTTAGTCAAATCGGCTTGTGGAGGCTTGCATCGTGAACGAACGAATAAGAAAGATGGCTGAACAGGCAGGATTAGGTACAACAAGTAACGGAGCATGGTATCCATTGCCTATCGGAATAAAACACATAGAACACTTCTACGAAATGGCGTTTGAGGCAGGACGCATGGTTGGGTTCAAGCAAGACAAGGCGTTGACAGAACTAGCTAGGATAGGGCAAGAGATTGAGCGAGGTGATAACCAATGAGTGCTAACGACAAACAAGTAGGAGGCACACATTACAGGCTAACTATTGAACCGTGGGATTACATAGTTAAAAACAATCTTGGATATTTAGAGGGCAACATAATTAAATATGTAACCCGATATAAGGGTAAACACGGGGTAGAAGATTTACAAAAAGCTAGGCATTATCTTGATAAGTTAATAGAAACACTTACGGAAGATGAATCATGGACAAAGCAAACAAAATAAAGATGGCTTTGGAATTTCTGCAAATGGGTAGCAAGCTAGACATTAAGTCAGCTATTACGGTCTTGCAGTCTATCCGTGATTCGGACGATGTGTGTGTGTCCTGTATCAGCCCCCGGGAGTGCGAGTTTAACGACCGCTGCCAAAAGGGTGATAAGTTGAGATGAAAACCTCTGAGATGCAGGAATTGTTAGGAGGATGCAGAGAGTTTATTGCTCTACTGTGTGATGAGTTTGAGCTTGAATATCCACTAGAACTGTTTGCGGAAATTGCCGTAGCGTTAGGCGAGACAAATGATTAAGAATACCCATCCGTTGTGCTTTGACAGTTTGGCGCAATATAACCTGTGGAAAGCAGCCGCTAGGCAGAGTAACCCAGGCGGCTCGCATATCTGCGCTGACTGTACACCGGAGTATCAGGCGAAGATGATAAAAGACCAAAGATGTGCAAAACCTATGGCGAGGTTTATCCGTGAAGATGGTGAGATGGTGGGGAAAGCCAAATGGAGAGAGTAAAGTTTACCCTTACCGCAGACAGGTCTAGGGTTAAGCACATTATAGACATATCGCCGGATGGGTGGGTAGTAGAGGTGCGAGAGCCTAGCCGTACAAAGGATCAAAACGCCTTGTATTGGGCTACCTTGCATGACCTGTCGGAGAATGTAAAGATAGACGGTAAGCAGTATTTGGCTACCGTTTGGCATAAATACTTTAAGGAAAGATTCCTGCCTGGGCGCATCATAGAGCTACCCTACGGTCATATCGTGGAAGCCGAGCCTAGTACGGCAGACCTTACGAAAGAGCAGTTTAGCGAGTTTATAGAGCAGGTCATGGCGTTTTATCACTCAAACAAGGAATGATTATGAAAACAATACTAGCCATTGCGCTAATAGTATCCAGCACGACAGTCTACGCACGTTGCTTTTCGTCTACCTTTGTAAACGGCTACAAGGTAACTGTGTGTACAACTTGCTGCACACCCACAGGATGTATGACGAGCTGCCTATGACACACAATACTTACTCTATGGTGCTAAAGGTTGTTACGGAACAAAGCCCCATAAACTCCGAATCCGTAGCTAGGAACTTTGAGCTTGCACCAGGTCACATACAGCAAATCTTGCGTAACTTGCACCAAGCGAGACTTATATATGTAAAGGAGTATCGTCCTGACAAGCGTAATTGCTTGCGCCCTTGGTATGCTGCGGGAGACGAGATGGATGCTGAGAAGCCCCCTATTAAGTACGCTACAGAGCGCAGAAAGGAAAGACTGTTAGCAGCTAAGCAGCCATTTACACCACGCAGGGATGTAGCCTCGGTATGGATGACGCACCTGTAGATACTTGGTCGGAAGAATGGCGGCTAGAGTGTGAGGCTCGCCATGTATTAGGTCTAAAGGACAAAAAGTCTCGTACTGCCTACTTGGGCAGGATTAGGACTAAACGTGGCGATCAAGCCGCAGACATACTAGAGGGAGCTGTGCATCGTGCGTGGCAGCAAAAAAGAGCAGTCTAAACATTACGATAAAATAGCCCAACTTGGATGCGCTTTGTGTAGGCATCTTGGATACGGGGAAACTCCCAGCCATATTCACCACATTAGGCGGTTAGGCATGAAACGACAAAACGCTTCAGTTATTCCGTTATGTCCTGAGCATCACACAGGAAATACTGGTGTGCATGGACTTGGTAAGAAAATGTTTACAAAACATTACGGCATTACAGAGGAAGATTTGTTGTTACAAACTGAGCGTTTATTAAACGGGGATGCAACAGCATGAGCTTAAAAGACAGGCTTGTTAATTGGTCGTTTGCCATGCAGGGTGCTACTGGTCCACAGCCAGATAACCATTGCAGGTCTGCCGAGCGTATGTATACGCCTGAGACGGGATCGGTTTGGGATGAAGAGCCGGAGGATAAGATTGAGCCGGATGTGCTCGATGCTAACTTAGTAGAGATAGCCGTGTGTGGATTGCGTACGGATTTGCGTACGGTTATAAAGGCACGCTATATTAGTTTTCCGTACCACAACATAAATCATGTGGCGCACTTTGTAAGAATGTCACCAAAAAAGTTTACAAACAACTTGGAAGAAGCACACCGCAGACTATCCAAGAAACTAGGAGAGCACGATGGAAGCACAACTACTTAACCCTGAATTTGTCTACACACCAATCGGCACTTGTATTACTAAACGCTGGCGTGAACAAGGATGGATTCCTGCGAGTGAAGACCCCGAGATTATTGCCAAATGGCAAAAGATTCAGGCGTTATCAGCTAGGACTACTTTAGTTTCTTGACCCATTCGTAACAGGCGGCTGCGTAAGCGGCTGCTTCATCTGCCCTGCGGGACTCGTTAAGAAGAAATCCCGAAGCCTGATCTGAAAGTCTTGCGCCGGAGGTGGAGTTGTTAGGATTGCCGGAGGTATCGGGTTTGCCGGACACGGAGCAACTATTGGAGGCGTAACGGTCGTACAGCCCTGCATACTCATTAGCAAGCCTGAGATTATCAACAAACAGGTCATCGAGCTTTTTACGATTTTCAACATGAATTACCTCTATATCTTGCGCTAACTTGGCGTTATTACGCTCAGTTTCAATTAACTTATCCACAGCTTGACGCAATGCAACATTAGCCTCTGCTTGCATTTTACCTACGATAGCCTCGTGTTTATTGTTCTTATACTCTGCGGTCAGATACCATCCTGAAGCCGATCCTAGACCAAATGCTAGGACAATAGCTACAACCGTAGTGTTAAGGTTTGTTAGCAGGTTTAATATGTATGTCATCGTATGTCGCAAACCCTATATAAGCCGCCACTACAGCCCCCACAAACCCGTAGAAAGGTAGCGCAATCTGCCCCAATGTAGCCGATTCGGTAGCCAAGATAAGCAGGGGAAAGGCTAGGCCACCAAGCATAGACAACCAAGCCATCTTGCGCCGATTGCGCCAGCGGTCAGTATCCGGTAAGGTCAATTGAGGCGTATCTTGCATTTCCTGCCATCCGGTTAATCCAACCTTTCCCGAAGTGATCCCATGTACTGTTTACCGTGTAAAAGTTTAGGCGGTCTGCCATCATCTTAAAAACGGTTCTCGTGACATTAGAGGCGTTTGTTTTAGAAAGTGTCTCATTACCTACACTTCCGTCAGGAACAGCGCCTACGGCTTTCTGAAGCCATTTAGCGGCATTACCTGCGCCGTGGTTCACACAGCCATCAAAGAATTGGTATGCAATAGGGAACGGCATATCGCCGCACCTATTCTTATCCCAAAAGGCACGCTTGTAGATAACTATCGCTTCGTTCCGGTTCATGGTCTTCATGTCACCATGAAAGCCATTCTCTCGTGCTGTGCCGATAGTTACGCCCCAATTGGTCTCGCCACCCAAATCTTCCTTGATATTGGCGTAAGACCCTTCGTGCCCCAATACTCGCTCGATAGCTATGTCAAAACTCATTTTTTCTTACGCTTCCATTTAACAAAGTCTGCGCCCTCAAACGGGTCCCAAAACACTTTAACCATGTCTGGGTGGTCTTGAGGTAGGTCAGGATTGATAACTGTCATACAAGCAGGGGATAGAGACTGATCCCTAAACCCACGCTCTTTTGCGTAACTGTCAAAAATCTTGTAGCTTGCAACTTGGATAGCATGGCAGACCTTGCCTGTGGACGGGTCTTTAATCAACCCATAACCGGAGGTATGTTTGTGACCGGAGATCATAATGTGGTCACGCATACCCATCTGCGCTGCTTTCATCTGCCCGTGTGTAGGATTCCATTGTGAGTGCCCCGCAAAATCATGCCGAGCATTTACAATAATTTCCCGCTTGTTTGGAAAGCGTAGACCGATACGGCACTCGCTTGACTGATACAGGGTATTAGACTGTCGTGAAATCCACTTAATCGGGTCGCTAGAGCCTGACCAAGCGTCATGGTTTCCACCGATCATATACAGCCATCGGGTGCGCTGAATAAACCATTCTGCTAGTTTCCACGCTTGTTCTGCGGAGGTGCTTTGGTTAGCGTATAGCCTTGCTAAGCGGCCTACCCAGTTGTTAGTGGTATCGCCTACGTTAGCGCCCCAGATGCCCTCTTGGTGCGTTAAATCACCATGTGCACGAATAGCCATCAAGTCCGTACCGTCATCGTCTACATGAGGGTCTCCAAAGTGGAGTATCCCGATTACGCCTGGGATATGGATTTTGACAGGAATTAGCTTGGTAGCCTCTTGGTGTTTCTTTTTCTTTTCAAACTGCTTAATTCGGTGCTCTACCAAGTCCTCTACATCTATGTCATCGTCCGGCAGACTAGAGACCGTGAACTCAGCCTTAGATGTAGCGCCATTAGGAAAACGCATCTTGTAGGTGTTTATCCTAGAAGACAAAGTAGTAACCGGAATCTTTAGAGCATTTGCCGCAGCTTGTTTATTGGGAGAATCTTGTAAAGCGTTCCAAGCCTCGACAAGCAATTCATCTGCTATGGGTGGTGTTGGCATATAGCCCTCAAGTTTTTAGATCACCTAGCTTGGTAATCTTTTGAATCATCCCTTTTGGGATGAAGATAAGGTTGGCGCAGTCCTCAGGAAACCAAGTTTGTGCGAGCATCACGCCTTTCTTATTCTGCTTAACCAGAAAGCCTGTAGACCAACAAGGCTCTGCGGTAATCTCTGCTTTCTCCCCAAACATCCATCCGTCTAGGTGGTATGCGTCTATCCATTTGACTATCACTAGCTTGGGGCTTTTCATATACGATCCTATGGTTTAAACCGTTCATACAGAGCTACCATCACCGCACCTAACCCCGCTACCCACAAGATAGGTTTAGCAATCTTAGCGATCCAATCAAGAACTAGAAACGCACCCTTTGCTGCTCCAAAGGCGCTTACTACTTCTGCTGTACTGTCGTTTAACCTGTCTACCTTTACCTCTACTGCTACCAAGCGGTCGTATATCTCTCGGTGTGTAACATCTTTTTCCATGTTGCGCTCGCAAGAAAAACCCGCCGTAGCGGGTATTTATAACATATATTTAATACACTACATTACAAACCATAAAACATTAAATCTCCTTTATGCCCAAACTCTGCGTGGGACTGTTGGATGCACCTCAAACGGCGCAAGCACAGCACCGTCCTCGCCTTCTACGAGTCGGATGTTAATGTGCCAACCTTCCTCTGGAATAGGAGGGTTCTCAGGATCAGGGATAGGTTGCTCAACGTAA